CTACAAGCAACGCCGCGCGAAGGAGGCGACGGCGCTCATAAAAGGAAACCCACGTGGCCCGAACGAGGGTTTGATTGATTACCGTGAACGATTGGCGAACATGCTCCCGATCAAGCCGCAGGACGCGCCGTTTTTCGAATCGGTCATTAGGGCATCTGACACGCTCTCGAAAGCACTCGGTTTGGACCAGCCGCTTGCACAACCATCAACTCAGTACAAGCGTTATCAGAGAACGAAGAACGCGGGTATCGTCAATGCACTGAAAACTTGGGCTGAAAAGGAGCTTGCACGCGTCAAATCGCCACCGCAAGAACCGCCCGCGCCGGGGCCGGGTAGCGGCGTTGGTCCTGGCGCTGCCGCAGGCAAGGAATTTGAGCCTGCCGCCGCGATTCCTGTCCCAATTCCGCCATCATCGAGACGCACCGTTAGCGAGCATGTCCGCCTCGCGGTCGAGAAGATGTTTGCCAAGCCGCAAGGCACAGACACGCCAATCCAAACCGATGTGTCCACGCCGTTGCCTGCGCTTCAGCCGCACGCCAAATCGAAGGCGATATTCTCGCAACCGTTCGGGTTCGAGCGCGTGCCTGTTCTCGGCGCTCTATTCGGTGGTCAACGCCGGCTCAAGGGCACCGTGCCTGAGTCCGTCGTCACGTATCACGCCGAACGCGGCGTTGGCCGGTCCATCGCTTCGGCGCTCGCGCAGGAGTATGCGTGGCTCGATGAGCCGTTCAAAATCAAGGACGGCCAAATCATCAACATCGGGCGCACGAAACCGGACCAAAGCCTGTTCATCAGCGACGTTTTCGAGGCGCTACAACGCGACCCGAACGCATACGACCTGTCCGTCAATCAGCGCAACGCTTTCGACGCGATTCAGGCGCTCGAAACGGATTTCCAGAAACTCGCCGAACCTTACGGGCTTGGCAAAGTCGTGGATAACGAAGGCGCTCTTGCCGAGGAAGGCTTCGACCCGGCAACGCCCGATGCTAAAACCTATTTCCCACGCATTGTCACGGAGCACCCAAAAACCGAGTCCTTGCGACGTGGGCAGGCGGTTGGGTCCAAGGTTTTCTTCGAGAAACCGCGCATGTTCGATACCGAAGCTGAGGGTTGGTCAAAGGGCTATCGTTACGAACCATCCATTGCCAAGCGCATCGCCACTCGCGCCGAACGCCTCTACAAGCGCATCGCAGATAAGCGCCTCGCATCCGATCCTGAACTTGGCGGTATCACGCGCAAGCAACTCGAATCGCAATTGCGCGAACTTTACGCCGAAGAACTTGGCGCAGGCACAATGACCGAGGAACGCCTTGGCAAGATTGCTGACAGCCTTGAATCTGCTGGGCGCGTGTGGCAACCAGCTTTCTTCGGTAAAATCTTTCCACGCGCCACGGCCGACGCGATGAACAAGGCGTTCCCGAATACGCAAAGCACGTTGCGTTATCACGCCGCCAGCGTGAACAACGCGTTCAAAGGATTGTGGCTTGGATTCGACCTTGGCGTGGGCTTTATCCAAGGCCAAGGGTTGATGATTTATCGCCCGAACATTTGGGCGCGTTCAACAGTCAATTCGCTCAAGGCAATGTTCTCGCGTAATTTCTTCCCTGAATACGTGAGTCGTAATCTCGACCCGATTCGTGAGATGGCACAACTGGGTTCCTCTGTCGGGCGCATGGAAGAAATGCTCGCTGGTGCTGAAGGCGGCGAGTTGCTGCACAAGATTCCGCTCGTCAAGCAAACCATAGGTCGGGCCATCACCCCGTTTGCGCGTCAATTCCAGACTTTCCTTGACACGGCAAAGGTCGAGTTGTGGAAAGGAATGCGCGAAGTGACGCCTAAAGAGGAATGGGGTCGCGCCATTCAATCTCTCGAATCCATTCTGAACTCGTCACGCATGGAATCAGTCGGCGTATCGTCAACCCGCGCACTCACTGAGCGCGTGCTGCTTATCGCGCCATCTTATTACCGAGGTGCTTTGAATCTCATTGCGGCTATGAATGAGCGTGGTGTTTCGGGTTCCGTCGCCCGTCGCGCCATTGGCTCATGGCTCACTGGCGGGGCAATTCTTTACTATGCAGTCGGAAAAATGCTTGGCATGTCTGACGATGACATCGCCAAACGCATGGACCCGCGCCGTTCGGATTTTCTCATGTGGCGCGTCAAGATAGGCGAACGCAATACCGAAGTTGGCTTCGGTGGCGTTTACAAGAGCCTGCTTCGGCTTGCTGGCAATGCCGTCAAGACCAGCATGGAACATCCTGAAGATTGGAAATCGCTCGCACCTGACAAGAACCCGTTCACGAAATGGTATCGTGGCCATGCTGGTCCTGTGGTCGGTGCGACTTGGGATTTGTTCACGGGCAAAGATTATCTCGGGCGCGATGTTGGCATCACTCCAGGCGACTTGAGCCAGCGCCTTGCACCAATGACGCTTCGCGCCATCGCGGACCCAGACCAACCGCTTAATCCGGTGGATGCCGGCGCTTCGTTTATGGGCCTGACCGCGTTCGAGCGCCGTAACGAAGCCCAGCAAGAGTTGTCGCGTCTTGCGTCGCGGTTTCTTGAAGCGCAAGGGCGGCCTCGCGCCAAGATGGAACGGCCAGCATACGATGATCCGACTTACAGCAACCTGCGTTACGCGCTTCGCACCGAGAACACAAAACGCGCTGCGACCCTGTTGACTTCGCTCCGAAAGACCCGCAGCGATAAGCAAATCGAATCTGCCATGAGCGATTACGTGGAGAATCCGTTTACCGGCAGTGCCGATATGGAAAACGCTTTCGTCGCCACGCTCACGCCAGACCAACGCCGTCAATATCTACAATCTCAGCAGGAGCGCATGAACGAGCTACGTGGCTTTTTCAAGTTCTTTGCAAAGCACCCGCGCAAGCCGTAGCCCATGCCTTCCGCAAAGCCGATCACTTACGAGAAATACAAAATGGAGTGGGATGTGGGCACTGACCCGCTTACCGCTGAATTTTGGATGATTCGACAAGGAGAGAAGTGGCTTCGAGAACAAGGGCGATCTTTGCTCGAACATTATCAGGCGCTTCAAACTCTCATCTGGCCGGAGAAGGTGTGGCACAAATGGAACATTCTTGAGCTAAAAGCCTATCTCGAAAACCGTATCATCGGAGAAATGGGACCGGCGAGTTGCGTTGCTGGCGAAACGCGCATTTACGATCCTCTAACGGGTATTAGTCCAACGATAGAAGAACTGTGGCAAAATCGTATAGAGCCAACGGTGTTGACCGTGGCTGGTCCCGCCAAAGCAGGCGTACCGTTTCTCAAAGGATTTGCTGATCTATATGAGGTGACGCTCAACAATGGAGAGCGATTCAAGGCAACTTTGCAGCACCGCCTTTTAACCAAAGATGGCGTTTTCGTCCACGTCGGTAGTTTGCGGATCGGTTCACACCTTGCCGGATGCGCTTTTTCCCATCAGAAGACCATCGAGGAACATGCCCGTTTAATTCCAATTTCAGGTGCTCGCCGTTGGAATCAAAGAGTTCAAGATTTTCAATGCGATTATCGGACTTCTTCTTATTTTTGTGATGCACGACCTCAGATACTTTTAAGTAACGGCCTAGATGCTTTTCGACCACCAATCTATGTTCCAAAACGTATGGCATGTGTTTGCGCCTGTGTGGATGATCGGGGGCATAGACCAGCACGTAGCCGTCTTTGTCTAGGAACCGACCGCCTTTCCAGTTGTAATGTTTCTCTTTCGGTCGGCAATAAGGGAAGTGCTTTTTTATCCCCTGCTTCTTCAGAAATGTTTTCACATGCCGACGGTTGGTGTGAACAGCTTTCGCAATTTGAGTCAAAGAGCAGTCCTGATCCAGCATTTGAAAAATCAACTTCTGATGGATTTGGCAGTTGCTCGGAGAATGAAAAGCCATGCCCCGACTATAGGGTACAGCCTGTTGCGGTGGCAAGCATAAAACCTGTTGGCACAGGTCGTTTTTTTGATCTCAACGTTCCAATTCACAACCATTATTTCGCGGAAGGGGTCTTCCATCACAATAGCGGCAAATCGTTCAGCGCGGCTACTAATGTGTTGGTGGATTATTACTGTTTCCCTGATTGCACCACGGTTTTGTTCAGCAGCACAGAGCGCGAAATGCTTGAAATGCGTGTCTGGGGAGAAGTTAAAAAACTTCATCGAATCGCCAAGGAACGATACCCAGAACTTCCAGGCAATCTGATTGAATCACGGCAACGCATCGTTACGGATTCGATTGGATTAACCAGTGAAGGACGCGATTTCAGGAACGGGTGTTGTGGTGTTCCTTGCAAAAAAGGCGATTCCTACGTCGGCATGGGCAGTTTTGCCGGGATCAAGAACAAGCGAGTTCGATTGGTTGCTGATGAATGCAGTTTGATGCCGCAGATTTATGTTGAGGCGATTTCCAACCTGAACAAGAACCCGGATTTCAAATGCCTCGCGCTCGGTAATCCGAAAAGCACCACAGACGCTCTTGGCCGAATATGCGAACCCGCAGACAAACTCGGTGGGTGGGACGGCGGCATTGACCAGACTGGTAGTACGAAAACCTGGGAGACGCGATTTGATAAAGGTGTTTGCGTTCAGCTTGTCGGCTCCGACAGTCCGAACCTCGACGGCGAACTTGGTATTGATCTTATCACGCAGAATCAGATTGACGCCGATATAAAGTTTTATGGCAAGGACTCGCTTCAGTTCACAATGATGAACGAGGGGCGAATGCCGCGAGGCGAAGGGTCTCGTCGCGTAATTACACGGGCCATGTGCATCAAGTTTCACGCGATGGATCAGCCGGTGTGGGGCGTTGGTGAAGTAACTTCTGTTGGTTTTCTGGATGCTGCATACGGAAGCGTCGGCGGGGACCGTTGCATTTTCGGAGAGTTGAGATTTGGAAATGACGTGAACGGTAAACAAACAATTGGACTGGTGGAAACCGTTTTGGTTCCTGTGAATGCACGAAGGACAGATGAATTGCCGGAGGATCAAATCGCCCACTTCGTTCATTCTGAATGCACGCGAAGGTCGATACCTCCAGAGCAGTTTTTTTATGATTCAGGAATGCGAACGGCTTTGGTCATGGCCTTGAGTCGTATCTGGTCGCCACAGGTTCAGTCCATTGACTTCGGCGGACCTGCGACCGACAGGCCGGTGGACACCGGATTATTTGTGACGGAGAACGGAAGAAAGCGCCTGAAAACTTGCCGCGAGCATTACTTCAATTTTTGCAGCGAGCTTTGGTTCAGCGTCCAATACGCCATTGAAGCTAATCAATTTCGCGGCATGACTGAGGACGTGATGTTCGAGGGCTGCAATCGTGAATGGGGCAAAGCCGGTAACAACAAAATTCAAGTGGAACCAAAGGAGAAAATGAAGGCGCGGTTCGGAAGGTCTCCCGATTTGTTCGACGCCTTGGTTACGGGCGTGGAAGGCGCACGCCGCTTGGGATTTATCATTGCCAGGTTGCAGTCAACCGAGGACTTTGACGACGACCAAACCTGGAAGCACGACCTCGCACTAAAAGCGCGTGCAATTCGCCAGTCGTATTCGTTGACCAGATAGCGCGGGTGCGGTAAAAAATGGCATGGCAGCGACGAAACCAACTTGTAAAGATTGCGATTATTGTGGACTTCCATTCATCCAGTTTTCAAACAGCCAAATCCACTGCTCAGAAGTTTGCCGATTCTGGAGCAAGGTTTCCATTGGCTATCCTGACGAGTGCTGGTTGTGGCAATGGAATTTAGGCGGTGGCGGTTATGGCGCGTTTGCAAAGACGTACCTCGGATATGGACGCGGTGGAGCTACTATTCCCGCACAACGCTATTCGTGGTTCATACATTTCGGACCTATTCCAATGGGCTTATTTGTCTGTCATCATTGCGATGTGAAACACTGCGTTAATCCCGCGCACTTGTATCTTGGCCCACCCGTGAGAAACGTGCGGGATGCGTTCGAACGACGCCTTATGAAGTCATCTCAAGGAGAGGATCACTGCCGTGCGAAGTTGACATGGGAAAAGGTAGAGCGTATCCGAGATTTGTTCGCCACCCGGCGTTATTCCTTGAGTGCTCTTGGGCGTGAATTTGGCGTTGTGGCAGGAACGATTAGCTCTATCGTGAAACGCATAAATTGGAAAGGTACCCCGTGCCCACATTAAAAAGTCGCACTAAATGGCCTCCTGGTGGTTTTCAGATTCTTGTGCCAGAAATCGGTATGAAGGCCCCAATCACTGGATCATTTTCTGAAGCTGTCACCGCCTTCGCCAAGATCGTGAACAAGAACCCGGCGCTCGCGCAGAAACAAGGCTGGCCCACTACACGCGAGGCACAGGAGAATTGGCTGGATGAACGCGAGGCCCAACGCATGATCGCTGGCGGGTATTTCGGATTCGTAGAACTCGAAGGCCAACCGCCGCCATACATGGGGGGAGCGAGCCGCAACCTCGGCGCA